CTTTTAATTAAATCAAATTCAGTTCTATAAACACCTTCAATATCTACATACGAACCAAAGAATCCACTACTTAAATAATGATCAACCCCGTCCTCCTTATTAGGAGGAACGGGGGAAACAACACCGGGTGATAATGGCTCATTATCTTCAATTGAAAAACCAAAAAGTTTCGCCATAATTTATTTTTTAACTTAGTTCTTTAGTCTATTTATTACGCTTCTTCAGTTGAAGGTGTCCAGTACTGAACTTGGAATTCTACTGTGAATTCCTCAATAGTATCACTACTATCATAAGAAAGGTCAATTGCAGCAATGTTGGTGGGGAAAATATCAAAGAATTTATATGTTGCAGCAGTTTCAAGACCATTTCCAACGGCTGTATTTTTACCTACTGTACTAGTTCCTCTTCTGAATTGCTTTACAAAAGCATCGCACATATAATCTGTTGGATTAGTAAAACCACTACCATCCGCATATTGCCCTATTGATTGCATCCAAGCTTCCATAGCATCTCTGATAAGAAAGTCTTGATCGTTTATTACAGTGATTGTCCAGGTATCAAATGTGCGATCACCTGCAACCTTAAAAGTTCTTCCTCTAAAAGGAACATCAATAGATGCAATATTTGATGCGGGAAGAGCAGCTGCCTTACATAAAATGGGGAAATTTTCAGTTAAATTTACTCCATCTGGTGGAGCTGGAATTGTTACTTCAAATAGATTGGGGCGAGCGCCTCCACCAATAAGTGCTGATTTAAAGTCCTGAATAGAGTGTGGCATTTTTTAAGTCCTCCTTGTTGTATTTTGGTTTAAATCAAACAGTACCAGCAACTTCTTCAAAACTTACACCCGTTCTGGTAGCAACAAATGTGAGTGTGACATAGTTAATAGACTTGGCAGGTTTCAGGTAAATATCAGCTCTGAACTCATTATTATCAATAACATCTGGAGTGTTATTTGATGCATCACAAACAACCAAGAATCCATAGAGGCCCCGTTTTGCTTGTACGTCACGGAGGTATGGTTCAACAATGTTTCTGAAGTTTGCTCTAGTAATCTCGTCGTTCAACTCAAAGAGTTGTGCCTGGGCACTTCTTTCAAGTGCTTGTTCGACCGTAAGGAACAAGCGACGAACATTGATTCTATCAAATGCCGATGCATATCCAAGAGCGGTTTTATCACCAAAGAGAAGAATTCCAACACCGGGTTGGTTGACAATTGAGTTAACTCTTAGCGGATAAAGTTGATCTCTCTGTGCCTTACTTGGATTATATGCAAGTTTAATTGCATTATTTAAAATACCTCTCTGCTGCCCTGCAGGAGAGAACCAAGGATATGCAACAATACTTGTTCTAACCATTAAACCAGCAACATCTGGGTTGCAAGGAATGTAACGGAACTTGTCGTTAAATCTATCATAGGTGTACTTATATCCAGAATCAAAAACTGCATAAGATGAAGATGAAAGTGAGGAGAAAAACTCCAATATATTGTCAGTTTGAGTATCAGTATTTGTAATATCAACAACATCTGCACGATGTGGAGAAATTACTGCAACACAATCTTTTCTTCCGTTGGCAATAGAAATTAATTGATTTGCTTTTGCCTGAGAATCAAGTTTATTTCCCAATCCTGGGCCCATAATTAAATAATCAACTTGAATTTCATCTCTATTTGAGAATAAATTATAAGCAGTAATGAGATTGCCCAGAGTTGCAGTCATACCTCCAACTGCACCATCGTAATCTTTACCGCCAGATAAATTATAAGTTACATTTCCAAGAGCACTATAAACTTTATCCTGAGCATCTTTATTCCAAAGACCTTCTGCATTTGTATATTTGGTAAATGCTGTAGAGAATCCGGTTGCAAAAACGGGTTCGTTTGCGTTCAATGCGTCAGAAGGATTGTCTCCAACATAAACGTAATTTGAATATACTGCAAGATAATTTTTCCACCAAATTTTTTGTGGAGAGTTAACCGCCGAAACCGCATCGGTTGCTTTGGATAATCCAATATGCTTTTCAAGAAGATTACCCTGAATTCCAGTAACGGTTCCAGTATCATCAACAACAACTACGTGAATTTCATCACTCTGACCATTTCTATTTACAGCATATTGCGAAGTTCCTGGTTTTGGTGCAATAGAATTCCAATAAATTGAAATATTTGATAAGTCAAGAGTTTGTTGATCATACCAATCAAGAATTGGATTTGCAGATGTATTTACTGTAACAATTGTATCTGGGTCATCTACTATATCACCACTGTTATTGATAATCCTAACAGTAATGTTTCCTCCACCAGTTGCTGGTGCGAAAGATCTTATTCTAGACTTCTGTGCGTAAGTTACAGGAGTTTCTACTCCGGAGGTATCTACAATAGAAGTAATTTTGACATCTACAGTTCCAGAAATAGTGTTTATTCCGGTAATAATTGATTTTAAATAACCAGTAAAATTGGATGTAGTGCCAACTCCAGCTGTTGGTACATTTGAAAGTGATGTAGTTACTGCATATCCAACAACAGCCAATCCAGCGGCCGTAGTACCAACAGAAATAATTTGATCTGCCTTGTCATCAATTACACAAACCTTTAAGTTGTTTGCCCAAGAACCTGGATTTTTTGCTGCGAAGATATAATTAGCAATATCATCTGCGTAGTTTGCCTCATAATCATCAAAATTCTTGATTTTAAGTGAGGGGTCTCCTGCAGTAGAAACTCCAGAAGAGTTTCGAATTGCATTTGCTGATCTTAGGCTGGTTCCATCTACTCTAGCTACTTTAAGAACACCACCATATGAAAGGAATGAAGATGCACTCATCCAATACTCATATTGCGAATCTGAAGAGATTGGTTTTCCAAAAACTTTAAGTAATTCGTTTTCTGTAGTAATATCAATTGCTTCATTAACTGGACCAATTGCAAAAGGACCTGCAATAGCTCCAATGTTATCTAAAACATTATCAGCTCTTCCTACTGTTAGATCAACCTCTCTGACGAGTACGCCTGGAGATAATTGAGGAGTCGCCATTTTTTTCTCCGTAATCTCAGTTTAACTAAAAATTATTTATTAAAACGATACTTTACGTGGGGGAAATACGACGCGAATATTTACCAATCAGGATATTCCCATTTAATATTATATGATTGTCTTTTTTTTGATGCAATAACTCTTTTTACTGTACATTCCTTACATTCATAAGAAAATGAGGATGCAACAGGTCCTCTATCTTTGCGTGTTCTATAAAATCCATCTATTAAATTTTTCACCTCACAACAAACTCTACATTCTCTATCGGTAAGCAACAAATGTCCTAATTTGATTTGCTTATCTAAATCCATTACATATATTCCCACATATATGCACGATCTCCGTATTCATCTAGGTGCCACCTATCACCATCCTGATCGACAAAACTATCTTCATCCAAACCATCAGAAACAAACCCAAATGGTGACATATCTTGTTCAATTTGATTCCTCTGCTCTTCATATAATCTCTTTCTTACATCCTGATCAGTAAGTTCCTTAAAGTAATCTTGTGCTACTAACCAAGCATAAATTACAAGGCACATCGCTAAGTCATCGTTACATCCTTCTTCTGCTTCAAATGAATTGTGTTTTTGAATAAAGGTTGTAAGCTCACTAATAATCTCATAATCATTTAAATATAACTTGTCTTCTTCGATCATCGTTTTGAGATTCAAACATCCAACTTTCTTTACTGTTTTGGACATCTTAACTCCCAACTGAGTCTTCTTTCCAGAAAATCCTTGTCCCACAATTTGACCGGCTCTTCCTCTCATAGAGCACATAAGAAGATTATTATATTCTAAGTCATACTGGAGAATTGAAGCCACCTGATCTCCAACATCATTAACCTCACATAAAATATAAGCATCATTATAACTTTTTGCTATATCGTAAATAATGCTCGGAAATAGCATCGGTTTTATTTCATTATTTCGATACTTAGCGACTACCTTATGTGGGAATTCTGTGATGTCTACCACAGCAAACGCAGAGTAATCGCTTCCTACGCCTCTAGCAACGTCTACAGTAATCAAGTAGTCGTGTTCTTCTACAGGATCCACATAAACGTCCAAACCTGCACTACGGGTCTTAGGGTGGTCATACACAAGGGTTCTGAGTTTGCTTGGAGCGATTAGAGTATCAACTGATCCTAGGAACTCACATTCAAACTCAACCTTAAATTGAGAGTCTGAAGTGTTTGCAATTGTTTGCTTTTTCCACTCTTCATCTCTCCCAGGAACTTCACTCCAATGAACATCAGTAAATACGTATTCATTTTTACCTTTCTCAGCATCGTGCCACATTCGGTAAAAATGGTTCATACCGTGTGGAGTAGAAACTATAATAACTTTAGTATTTTTACCTGAAGTAATTGTAGGATAAACTGAGGCAAAGAAAGAATCTGCAATATGGTTTGGAACGAAAGCAAATTCGTCCAGAAATAAGATATTAAATGACATACCGCGAACCGCAGAAGCAGAAGTAGAAGCAGCCAAGATCTTACTTCCATTCTCCAATTCAAGAGATCCTTTATTCCAAGATATGATACCTTGCTGCATCCACTTAGGAAGATTTTCATAAGCAGTTTGAAGTCTATCTAAAAGTTCTCTTGCAGTAGCTGCTTTGTTTGCAAGAATGCCAATATTTACATTATCATTAAAGACTGCATAGTGAAGTAGAAAAGATACTACAGTAGTACTTTTTCCAGTTTGCCGAGGCATCTTACAGATATTGAATCTGTGATTGTGGAAATTTTTAATTAATTTTTCTTGAAAGTGATATGGTTTAAATGTCTGCAATCCGTGGTCAAGAGTTACAATTTTTACATAATTGTTTGCAAAATAAACAGGATCCTCCTGACATTTGACAAACTCAAGAATTTGTTCTTGAGTAAATTCAATAGCAGTATTTGCCTTTTTTAATAAAGGATTACCAAGATAAACATCATTTGACATAATAAAACCTATTTGTTAATTACAATTCCAACGACGAAGTGCTCTGTTGATTCTTGAATCCGGATCTCTTGCAGTTTCGGCAGAAGTCAGTTTATCTTTCATACCTCTCATACGACGACAGAAAGATTTACGACGAGATGCTCTTTTTCCTGTTGGGTTTTTTTCGGTTACTGCAGTTTGGAGTTTTGATCCAGGATTTTCTCTACGATACGCCTTAACCGCTTTTGGACTTAATCCATCAGTCCTATCCTTCCGATTAACTGATTGCCAATCTTCTTCAATCTCAACTTCTTCTCCCATCGGTTTTACATAATTTTTATTTGATCCTGGTTTCGCTGCACTTCCTCCCTGAGGACCAAATGCTTGAATTAATGGTTGCCCTGGTTGAAGATCTGAAACAGAATAGTAAAGTACGTTACATCCAGGATAAACTTTTTGAAGTTCATCATTAATTTCTTTGCGAGTAGGAAGTTTTACTTGTGGGAAAAATATTTTGAGTGAATAGTATTTTCCTCTCCAAGAAAGAGTAACTGCAATGATATTTCCAGTTTGTGCTTGAAGTCTTGTTGCTTCATCTACTTGAGATTTAAATCCTTTAATTGGTTCTGGTTTAATCAAATCAACAACTTCGGCAAAAGTATTTCCATCTAAGTCTTCAATAGTTACATCTTCTTTTTTTACACATCTATTGTATTTTTTTCCAAAAAGTTTCTGAGTACCTTTCTTTTCATATCCAGGCCAACATTTCATTTCATCCATAATTTTATCAACCAATCTTTGTTCTTCCATCTCGCCACTTGCCACATAGTCTGCAGCAGTATCAATGTAATCTGCTGCTTTAATGATCTTTGACTGAACCCAAGCTTCTAAATCGCCTTCACCTTTACCAACCTTTTTCTCCAATCTTTTAAGTGCGTTATGAATAGTTTTTAACTCTGATCTTGCCATAGAATACTCTTCATCTTTCACAGAAACTTTATCCCAGGCC